GCACGGCCGATAGCGCGGACCGGTTGATTTAGGCGGAACTGCCGAAATGCTCGTTCCTCGGCCGCGTTCAATTGGGCCCGCCGAAATTCGTTGCGGAGGACGGACATATCGAGGAAATCGCCTAGCGCAGGCGAGGCCTTGCGCCAATTTTTCTCGTCGGACCAATCGGCGTCGGCGTCGAGCGAGTAGGCGACGACGAGGCGTTCGGGGTTTCGGCTCGGGTCAATGAGAATGCGTAACGATTCCTCGCGTTCGGCCGCGGCGAAACCGGTCGGGTCGCTTTCGGCCGTCGTCGCCATCATTAGCAACGGCTGCGCGCGCGTGCCGAAACCGGTCCGTATGGCGTCGTAAAGCTCGCGGCTCGGCTGCGTCAAAAGCTCGTCGATATAGGCCGCTTGCGGATTAGAGCCGAGCGCGCCGAGGGCATCGCCCGCCAGGACTGACATATACGAGGCGGTTTTTTGGTCGACGATGCGGCCGGTTGACCGCAATACTTCGAGGCGGTCGCGCAACGTCGGAACTAGTTCGACCATTCGAGCCGCCCTCATATAGACGTGCGAGGCTTGGTCCTTGTCGAGCGCTAGCCCGTAAATCTCGGCCGATTCCTCGGATTCGCCGACGAGCAAGAAAAGGCAGATACCGGCGAGCAATTCTGACTTGCCGTTCTTTCGAGGGAGCAAAAGGTAAAGCTCGCGGTAACGGCGAACGTAGCGCTTGCGCTTTTCGTCGAACCGCACCATTCCGAATAGCGGTTCGATTACGTCGCGGCGCTGCCACGTCGCGAGCTCGAACGGCTGGCGCGCAAATTCGCCTTGTGTATGAACTAGTAACTCGCTGAAAAACCTAACAACATGCTGCGCCCGTGGCCGGCAAAAGTGTGTGCCTTTCTGGCGACAAGCCCGTCCGTCGAATGTGCGGTTACAGACGGGAATGCGGACCGGCATAGCTAGCCGAGCAGTCGAGCAGGATCGCGCGCCGCCTCGGTTTCGGCTCGGGTGCGCGCTAACGCGGTGATGCTGGCAGGCGTTAGACCGTACTCGGACGCGTAAGCGCGCATTAGCTGCGCGTGGTGGCGGAATTCGCGGCTGGCCGGATTGCTAATCGGACCGCCCTCGGTCCCGATAATGATAGGTCCCTCCCTCGCCAGAATGCGCGCCGACCGCTGGCAGGCGACGACCGCCACGCAGTAAGCGGCGAACCCGTCGGCGTAGCGCGGAGCGAGTAACGCTTTCGAGTCTAATTCCGGCGCGAGGCGGTCCCAAACGGCTCGGGCGTCGTCGTCCATTTCGTAGGGCGGTTGCGTATAACCTGCGCTTTTAGCGGCGTCGGGCTCGTCGGGGATTGTCGCGTGGCCGCGATTGCCTTCGAGCAGGCGTAAGCCTCGCGGTTTGGGTTTGGGACCGGGTTTCATTGGCACGCGAGCATATCCGCGGAAATCGGGCCAAACACATAACCTCCGAATCCCTAGCCGGGCAGTCCTCTCCGGTCCTTCGCGTGGCGGGCTACGCGGTCATACCCCTCGCGCGCCCAGCCCACGAAAATCATTTGGTCGCCGCGCAAACGCGCGCCGCCAATTCGCGCGACGCGAAGTTTTTTTTTCGCGCGCACCCAACCGCGCGCGTATCGCGTCGCGCGTCGCGACTCAACGCGCCGACCTCGAACGACGCGCGCTCCGCGTCACGCGTCCGCGCTTCGAGCTTGTGCAACGCGGCGACGCGTCGAGGTCGTCGAGCTTGTCGACGCGGCCGACCGACCAGCGCGCGACGGGTACCACCTAAACGCGAGGCGGGCCCAAAGCTCAGAGGACGCAGGCACGTCGCACGGCAGGGCCCACCATTCGCCGCTAGGTTGCGCCGTGCGCCTCGTAAGGCGGGCCCGGGCACGATAGCAGGCGGACCCGACCACAACGGCAGAGGGGGCCATGTAGTGAGGCAGGGCGGGGCCCTCGAACGGGCAGGGCCCTAGTACCTCGGACCTCGACGCCGACCTAGGGCAGAGGACGGGCCCTCGTTCGACCGGGCCCGGGCCCTTGCGTAGAGGCGGGGCCCTTCGTTCGAGGCGGGCCCTTACGCGAGGCGGGCCCTTGTATTGAACGGGCCCTCTCTCTATTCGACATGGGCCCTTGATATCTGACGGGCCCTCGAACTAAACGCGCCCGCCCATTGGTAAGCGAGGGCCCGCCCTTCACTCGGGCCCCCGCTCCTAGATATCCGACCGCGGATTATAGGTGGGCAGTCGAATATCCTCCGGCCCTTACATTAGCAAGGGGCCCACCTATAGAGGCAAGGGGGCCTAGTTGATTCCGGTCGGCGTCGTCTGATATAAGGGCCCCTGCCCGCCTGTCGGTAACTGTCGCCATTTGTCGTTATCTATTCGTGGATATTCACACGCGTTCAATAGCGATCGCGACATTAGGAAGTGCAACCTACGGTCACCGCGCAGCGATAACATTCCCGACCGTGACTCAACCCGTACATATGCGCTCGCCGTGCGGACAATGCGGAAGCATCCTCGGCCTGGCCGAGGTACACAATGGGCAAGATACCGTTCGCTGCGCGGGGTGTGGAACCTTTGCCTATAACCGACCCAAAAGCGAAAGCGGTACGGCTGCGCGAGCACTCGGGTCCCGGCCGAACATCAAACCAAGCCAGCGACGTAGAATATTCGAGCGCGATGGGCACGCTTGCATTTACTGCGGTCGCCGTCCGCCTGCCGTGATCCTCGTTATCGGTCACCTGATTAGCGTAAAGGAAGGACGCGCCGACGGGATGAGCGATGCTCAGCTTTTCGCAGACGAGAACTTGGCTACATTCTGCGAAGAGGACAACGCCGGTCAAGGCGCGGTCAGCATCAACATTCAATTTATGGCACGACTACAGCGCATCTGGCAGACCCGACCCAAGCTCTAGTTCTATTTCGTGCAAGTGAAACGTTGTGTCGTGAAGGGCCACGTATTCAGACGAGGGGGGTAGCAACATGGCCATAGTAATTCCGTCAGGGCAAAGGAAATAGCGGGCGTCGGCTATCTCGTCCCACCTAGGGTAACGACTGAGCTTGCCGCGGTGGTCGTGAAAGCTAATCGACATATGCCATTTGCCCAGGTTGCGCGTGACGATGGCACGTATCCCGCCGTCGCCGACGCGCCGTTCGTAAATGCCGACGACCTCTGCGCCGTGCGCCGTAAGCCCTCGCTCCCATGCTGCGTCGGGGTCCGACGGTAGCTGCGTCCATTCGGAGCGTTGCCTAGTAATTGGTTGGCGTTCCATAATTCCCCCCCCTTAGGTGAGCCGAGGTCGGTTGCGGGTTAGTCGATTAGACGAACTGCCTGCTCGCTGCATGGCACGCTATGTCGAGTAATGCGGTTGCCTCGGCTCAGGTGCTAGCGTAGGGGATCGGGACCGCTGGCGCAAATCTTGCCGCGTATGGGTTAGTCCAGCCTTGCGCTGGCGGTTCCTCTACGAATTACCGTTGCCCTTCCTGCGAAAACGTCCTTGGTCCCGGCCGGTCCTGGTGGAATGGCACGAATGGCAAAGCGAACGAAGGTTGCTCCACTCGTCTGAGCCGCCATCGCGCTTAGCGATTATGTGGTCAACGTCGACGGCCGGGAATACTCGACAGTTCATACACTTAGGATGATATTCGAGGAACACGACTCGAATTCTTTCCCATTTCGCATCGTACCCACGGGCTCGCGCCGCCTTGCGAAGCTTGTCGAACGCCGCTTGATAGGCGCGCTCATGCATAGGGCATCGCGAGGCGTGCGGATCGGTTACGACGTTAGGACACCGCGGCGCAAGGCACGTTCTACCGGGACGCGTGGGCATGGTACGAAAGCCGGTTTTGTTCCGACACATAAGCGAGGCAGGATTGGCAGGGCTGTTCGCCGTGGTCCGCGTGCAAGCGATAACCGTACTGCGAGCCGCAATGCCCGCGCGTAACGGAAGCCAAGAGCCCTAATTCCCTAATGGGGACCGGACTACCTCGTCGAATGGCGGCGCGGTACGCCTCGATTTCAAGGAAAACGAACCATGTCCCGTCGGAGGCCTTGCACAAAAGAGAGTCACTCATTGCGCGCCTCTAATATCGCTCGGCCCAGGAATTCGGCTACTTGGGGGACGACTGCATTTCCGAGCGCTCTAAGTCTGTCCACCCTAAAGGAAACCCCATTAGCCACTCTACCCACGTCGGGTTCAATTGCCCACCAACTACGGAATTGAGCGGTTGCGTCCTCCGTAATGCTTGCGCCGGTCCGCCGTTGTTTTTCGCGTCCTGCGCCGTCGGCGTCGGGAAACGCCGGTTTAGGCTCACCCAATCCTCTAGCGCCATCGTCCGGTTGCTGCCCGCTGCGGCGCGCCTCGCCGCGTGGTCCTCGGACGGAATTCCCCTTTGCCCGTCGCGAGCTTGCGGCGTCGGGACCGCCCTTTTCCGTTTCGGCGTCTCGTCGGTCGGCGTCGGCCACATTCTCGACAATTCCGCTAGCGGTAATTCCGCGTCCGTCCTCGAATCCTGGTAATTGGAGCGCTTCGAGGAATTCCCCGGCTCGGGCCATAATCCCTCGTCGAGGGCTCGGACCATTACTTGCAGACTGCCGATGTACGTCGGATCGTTCGGGAATTTCTTTTTCCGCATCTCGAAATATGCTTGTACGCTCCGGTTCGTGTCTTGCGCGACTGGAGTAGGCCACCGTATAGAGTCGATATCTAAGGTGCGGGGCACCAAAGGCTGCCGCTGGTAACAATTCCCATTCCGCATCAAACCCGAGGTCGGCAAGGTCGGCAAGGACTCGGGTAAACCCAATTGTAAGGTGCCCTGGCACATTTTCAAGGATTGCGTATCGCGGTCGTACCTCGCGAAGGGCTCTAGCGAAATGCTCCCAAAGGAACCGAGGATCGGATAAGCCGCCTCGCTTTCCGGCGAACGAGAACGGCTGGCAAGGGTAGCCTCCGCAGATAAGTTCGACATTTTCGACGTTTCCCCATTCGATATCGCGCACATCGCCCAAGTTTGGCACGGTCGGCCAGCGAGCCGATAATACCTGGCAACAATATTTGTCGATTTCGCTTTGCCAGCGGACCGACATACCTGCTCGCTCTAGCCCTAGGTCCAGCCCTCCTATACCGGAAAAGAGGGAACCGACCGTGCAAACCTCGGCGGTCACTAGCCGATTTTGTCGAGGGCGACGACTAGTTCGGCCGCGACGCGTGCGTCGGCGTTCGAGCCGAACGGCATTCCGTTACCGGAGACGACGACCGGCCGAATAGCGGCGATTTTCATGTTCCCTTCGCGGACCAAGTAATCGACATGCCACGCGGCCACGTCTTGCCAATCGTGGTCGCGAATATGGTCCTTGATATTGAGCACTAGCCGACCATTGGCTTTGAGGACGCGCAGAATTTCGTCCCAAGCCTTTTGGTGGAAATCGCGGTACTCGCCGCCCCATTGCATACCGCCAGACGAGCCCTCCGTTAGCTCCCGGCCGAGGTCGGCTCGATAGTTGCGCCTCGCCTCCGGATCGCTGGCTTCGTAATTGTCGGCAAAGCGGTTGCCGTAGGTCGGGCTCGTCGCGATGGCGTCGAACGAGTTTTTCGGGAACGGCAGTTCGAGGGCGGACCCGATTTTCGTCCGCTCGTGCATCCCGGCCCATTCGGGCTCGATTTCGATACCAACCGTGTCCCAATATGTCGGCTGCGCGTCGTGCATCATATGAATTTTGCCAGTGCCGGCAAATGGGTCGAGTATTTTCTTGAACCCGTCGAGCAGTTCCATAAATACGTCGAGGACGGCCGCGGGATAAACGGCCGGGTGCGGCGTACCGCCTTCGGGCGTCCGTTTGTCGACCGGCTTAGGCGTGCGCCGTTTTGCCGCTGCCTTTTCGACCTCGTGCGCGGTGGGAGCTTCGCCTTCCGCCTCTTTTACCGCCTCGTCCCATGCCTCGCGCACTAATTCCGGGCTATCCGCTAATGGCGTGAGCGGTCGCAATTGCTTTTCCGTAATTCCCATCGGATTGTCTGCCCGGGCAGACACAATCGAGAATATCTCGGACGCGTTCATTAGCTGGTACGCCCAATGGCGCGAGCGGTTCCATCTTCCCTTACAGTACATAGAGAATGTCTCATATCCGGCCGCCTCGAATAAGCGGCCGTCGCGAATTGCGATCAAATGTGCGCCAATACTTGCTAATGCGTCGTCGAGCACGCGATCGATTTCCTTTTCGTGCTCGGCTAAATCCTCTAAGCCGCCCAGGACGACGACGCCGACTGCCGCTTCTTTTCGAGGTCGGCCACGCGGACGCCTAGGGGCACCTTCGGCTACGGTGGGGGCGTCCTTCATAACGGCTAAGGCTTTACTCGGAGCGGCTTTATTGGCGCGGGGTGCGCGTGGCATCTGTATTCCCCTTTCTAAAGGGCCGGGTCGTCGTCGACGGGCTCGGCATTGTTCGACTGATAACAGGACGGGCAAAGCAGCGCGTCGCCGATAAGCAGGTCGCGCAAATGCGCCTCGGGGACCGGCCGACCGCAAAAGGTCGTCGAGCCGTCGCGCACGACGCCATGAACGACCCCACTATCGACAACGACCGGGGCCCTCATTCGTCGTCCTCGACTATTTCGGCTCGGCGCGCCGACGTTTGCCAGCGCAATTCGATTTCGCGCTTACGCACCTGGCGGGCACAAACGGTTAGGTTCACAATTAGCGCGGCGGGCGCGTTTGTCGTGCGCGCAATGCAGGCGACGCCCTCGGGCTCGACGATTAGGCGGATATTGTCTAATTCCTCGTCGAGGTCATACGCTTCGAGTAGCGGTTTCCAAATCGTCTCCGCGCAATTTTTCTCCGACCAGCGCACCTGCGCGATATCGGCCGCGAGCACGTAGGCGCGGGCCAGGACTAGCTCAGGAAAGCTAAAACCTCGTTTCCAACCTGAGCCGCTTAGGCCGGTCGGTTTGCCTTGGCGCGGGCCGAGCATTCCTTGCCGCTCCCAATAATCGATTTGCCGGTAGGACGCGCCGCTCAAAATCGACGCCTCGCCCGACGAGTAGCGCTGGCGCGGTCCGGTTCGACCGGTCATAGTGACCCCTCCTGACGTGCTCGGACCTCACAAACCCGCTGGTCAACGCCTCGCGTCCCGTCAGACAGGCCTAGAACGCCGTCTAAGGCGTCGAGAATCGCGAGGTCACAACCGCCCGACCCGACCGCTAACGAGGAAGCTAGGCCAGCCAGAGCGGCCGGAAACCGCCTAGAACGGCGCATCGTCGTCGTCTGTCGGTTTGAGGTCGGCCGGTTCCGGTTCGTCGACGGCGCGTAAGGCGAGGCGGGCCCTCATAATTTCCGCCGCGGCTGGCGAGCGCTCGTCGAGCTTTGAAACGAGCCCGTCGAGTAGGTCGGCCGTGCTCGAAGCGATGCGCGACGGTTGGCCATTACGCCTCGCGTTATCAACAGGCGACCGAGCGAGCCCTTTAGGGTGAGTGAGCGAGGAAGCCTCGCCCGCGCGCTTTCTTTTAGCATCTTTAACAGATCTTTTAACGGTCTCACTGGTGAGACGGTTTTTTCTCACTGGTGAGACTGCGCCTGTCTCACTGGTGAGACTGATTCGAACGTTTAGCCAGCCGCCGCGCTCTCGGTTATCCACAACGACGCACCCCTTTTCCACCAAGTTATGCACAACGCGGTAAGCGGTCGGACGGGTTAGAGGCGTCCTCCGTATTAGGTCCGCCATTTTGAACCGGACGACCGTTTTCGCTGGCGAACATTGCCCCGCTATCCACGCCGCGGCTCGTGCCTCGGAATCGTTTAGGTGGAAATCTTCGAGGAACGCCATTACGGCCGACCCGTTCATCCGCGCAGCTTCCGCGTGTCCTCGACGAGCGTATGGCCCACGTCGCGGACCGCCTGCGCTAAATCCTCGTCGGTCAACGCCTCGGCCGCGTCCCGGTC